ACCGGCCACAGTTCCTGAACCGGTATTTACCGAAATATCAACTCCTGATCCCTCATTAGAAAGAATCTCTCTAATATAAGACATAGCATCTGGACCAGAAGAAAGACTAGCTAGTAATTGTTGCTTTAAGGCTTTTGGGTATGCGGACGGTGACGGACCAACTAATAATCCGCCTGCCGTTACAATGTCACTGGTGAGCGGGGTCCGGCCCGCCGTATAAATTGGGCCGGGCATAGGCTTACTCCAATACCTTTACATAAACATCATAAGTGACAGCGGAAGAAGAAATCTGCCAAATAACAGGAGCTGTTGTTGTAGTAATAGATGCTGGAACAGTGAATTCGCCAGGTGCCCATGTCCAAATCACACCAGCTCCGATTACTGCTGGTAATTGAATTCTTCGCATAAACACTGACGGAGCAGTAACACCAGAAGCATAAGAAGTAAGGTTAGAAGTTCCCGCTTCATCTGCGGTATCCATTGCCTGTACCAATACACTAGTAGGAGTTGCGCCTGTTCCTGTCGCTCTGCCTAATCCAAATTCACCAGCAACAGCAGTTGTTGCAAATACACCAATTTCTAGAATTGATGCACGTCTAGTACCAGTAGTGATACTGAGAATTTGCCCGGCTGCTGCACCAGTTGTTTTCGTAGTCGCAGCTTCATAAATACGTGCCATGTACTCACACTCCTAATTAGGCAAGCGTCATGGTCAATTGTCCGGATGTAATCGTAAACGTATCACCCGAGTTTGTTGTCTTGCTTGCTGATAAAGCGCCATAAGCAAGTCGAACTGGAGAACCAGCAGTATCCCAAATTTCAACACCAACAATTGTTGCAGCAGGCATGTTAGTCCAACTAACATCGGCATTAGTAGCAACGGCACCAGAAGCTGCGGCAGCAAAAACAACAGTCGATCCGCCAGCAGTATATCCACCACTAGTTCCCAATTCTGTTCCCGCTGATGAATCGCTTCCATTTGCTGTCATCAGTTTTAACTTTAATGGCAGAGTCGGGCGAGTCGCTGTCTGGTTATTGAATAAGAAATTCAGCGCAAGATTCTCAGCAGCGTCAGTAAGGTTATCAGCCATTACTCAATCCTCCGCAATCTTGTATTTACATCATGTAATTGGGCAGATACTTCTTTAAGCTCTTGCCGCAATGTACTATTTTCACATTTAAGTTCAGTAATTTCCTCTTCTAGTTCATTGATTCGTTTTTCACATTCTTCATTCGAGGTCTTCAATGTTCTCTCCATCAGTAGAAGGGCACCTTCGGCTCCGCGAATAACAATAGAATCGCGTTCAACGTCGGAAATTGCTTGTTTCTTATTTAATTCTTTTTGCTCTTTGTTAAGTTGTCTTCTTCGATCAATAAACTTGATTCCGGCACCGAATAAGGAAATCAACATTGCCAAAAGAGCAATAATAGTCCCTGCTTCTAATCCGAACACCGGCGCTACTCCTTGTCTTCTTTAGCCCGTAGAAAATGCCATCTAAGTCTACCTGATAGCTTAATTAATCTACCTAATACCCAATAGCGCGCAGCCATCGCCAATACAAATAACATGTAAGTAACAAAGGCAATCCAAGATCCGGGAAGAAGTGTAGTAAGTGCTAAGGCATAAACAAACGCACCAGATAAGAGTAATAATACTCCAATTTGTTCCATTCTAAAATCACTACCAACAATTCCCCAAATAGTGATTCCTCCACCTAGCAAAAATTGACCAGCCCATAAATCAACCAACCAGAAGGGAAGTAGCTTAACTAAACTTCCAGAAGCTAATGATAATCCAACAGGATCAATAATAACTGGTATTCCAGTTAAAACTGCAACAATTGCTAGAAAGAACTCGACCGAAGTTAAAACGATAGAGTAGAATACTCGTCTCCAAAGTTTATGTTCTGTGCCTTCAAGTTCGGGCATTAAAACAAGTCTGTCTGGCATCAATGCTCTCCCCTATCTAAAGTGGACTGTGCCCCGTCGTGAGATTCGAGGCACAGTCCCTTTCTATATGTAATTATAAGTTGTCCCTACAGGACAGAGAATTATGTAATAGAGTTTAGAGCAGAGAACGCATCGTCATCGATTGCGTCACCATCGGCACGCATTACAGCCTTTACAGACAATAGGTCATTAACCCATGCAAATTCCATCGACCATTCGATACGAACATCCTTCACCATGCGCACGTAGTACGCTGAGAAGTCACCAAATAGCGCAGTAACACCAGCATTGGACGCAGCAACTGGAATATTCGGATCAGTCAATAGCGGATAACCCAAGAAAGTATCAGGAGCACCAGCAGTCTGTAGATTCGGTTCCCAAGCGTAAACAGAACCCATCTTCAACTTACGTAGCGAGAATGAAGAAGAATCGTTTACAAGCCACTTACCATTACGACGGTATCCAGGCTTTACCTTTCCGATTACATCGAAGAACTTATCGAAATCAGTAGTATCCCACAAACCACCTGCGGCAGTAGACACCTTGTTTCCAGCCTGAACAACAGTACGTACACCACGAGGTTCACCGGTTCCAGTTCCAAGAGTTAAGTCATAACCAATGAAGTTAGAAAGGTTACGTCCAAGAACTTGTCCCAATAGCGCTTCGATATCGAGAACACCATCCTCGACCAATTCACGAGAAACCTGCGTGTATTGTGCATACTTATAAGCGTCCAACTGAACCTGATCAAAACGAGGTTCACCTTCAAGAATAGGTCCGGCTTCTGCGACCTTTGCATTGGCCTGAGTGAATGCGGAACCACCAGGAGTAAGAACTAATGAAGTCAATCGAGGTAGCTTCATAGTTTCACCTGAATTGGTACGCAAAACAGTAGGTCCAGCCTGTAGAACAGCAGAATCATCAAATAGCTTCTGGTATAGGGTTTCTACCAAAGTAGTTGGAACGGTTGCCCCACCTACGTTTGCAGTTCCTACAACCAAATCACGATGTTCTGGCAATTCCTGATAAGCCCCACCATTACGAGTTTCTCCACGACGCGATGCCGCTAGATCTTCACGCATTTTCTGTGCTAGTCCGCCGCGCTGTTCTTCACCTTTACGATCACCACGCTGACGAGCTTCATTTACCTTTTGTACACCTGACTCGTAAGCAGCAGCAAGATCGCTGTCATTCTGAATACGATCGATTTCATCCTTAATCAATTTACCATAATGGTCAATTGATCGAGACGCCTTTTCGAATGCTTGATTGTCTTCAGCAGACAATTCCTCACCATCAGCAGCACGCTCTAGGTATTCCTTGCGAGCGTGAGCAGCAGCAATACGCTGTTCATTAAGGCGCTTTAGCAGCGGAGTTTCCGCTGGAAGATTCTCATTTGCCATGAGGTATTCTTCCTTTCTTTTAAAGCGATTAAAGAAAAATAACGGTGGCTTTAATCCGGCCGTCTTTTAGAAATTAAACTCTTCCGCCAATTGACGCAACTCATCTTGCGCAAGTAGCTTACGAGCAATTTCTTTATTTAGCTTGCTATTCTGCTGAGTGGTATTATCTGATTCCGGCTGAGAATTAGCTCTATCCTCAGTGGACTCGCCCGGCTCAAGTAGTCGTGCAATAGCTTGCTTGATTGCTTCATCAGTATCTAATGTAGAGTCGATGTCACAACCATTAATGCCACATCGCTTCGCTAAACTCGTAAGAGCATTACGACGCGCTACCCCAGAAGTGGCATCGGGGTAAGCAGGAAATGTTACTGGTGCTACGTCAATTAGACCAACTTCAATTAGACTTCTTTGTGGATAGCCTTCTTCTGTTAAATCCCAATCGTCTTGCACCTTAAAAAATGTGAATGAAGATTCACGAACATCTCTACGTTCCAAAAGCTCAGCTAAATCCTTAGCATAACTGGTATTCGGGAGTAAAGATCGATAATATAATCCACTGTTATCAATGGACAGTTCTAAAGTACCGGCACCTGTTCGACCGATAACATATTGAGGATCATGATTCCATAGTGCACGAACATCAGCCTCGCGAATTGTTTTATTAAAAGCAGTCGGCTTAACTTTTTCAACAAAGCCACCAAGATTACCGCTACGCTTTTCGAATACAGAAGCATATCCTTCGGCATAAATGCTCGATCCTTTTGCTCTAACTTCGACTTCACCCGTAGTCATGCGGCGCTCAAGCAGTCTTTGAGTCATCCTGCTTTCCTCCCTCCGAAGTAGACACCGCTTTAGTATTACGGGCATCTGCCTTGGCTTCCTTAAAGGCTTTCCGTAAATCGTCAAGATTCAATCGATTGACAGGAAGCAAATAAACCTTACTCATTAGAATGCTACCGCCTTAGCTAATGCAAACCACAGTTTGCGACTTCGAATTGCTTCGGAAATCTCTACCGATCCTTCAGCAACACTTTGCAAAGTCTCCGCTGATTGTTGCACAGCCTCTTCGGTATCGTCATCGACCACAATGGACACGAATTGTGCACCCTGGTCTAGGTATGGCTGCATTTGTTCCAGCCATCTCGCCAAATCAGCGAATCTTACATTTTCACCTTCTAGAATTGCAGCAGTTTCTGGATTTAATTGGATACCACTACTAAGATTAATTTCAAGTCCTTCAGTGTCTCCGATCACTTCCATTGCAATATCACCTAAATGTAATTGCTTAAAGAATCGGCTCTCAGGATCTCCTACCCCAGATTCAACAGAATCACTCACCACATCGCAATCACAATGCGGATGAACAGGAACATTATTAGGATCTTCATTCAATCGGCATCGTTCACAGATCTTAAGTTTTTTGATAATTCGTCGTTCTACTTTAGACGTACGAGACGCTCGGGATTCTGAATCATTTTCCGCAGCAGCAATTTTAGAAGGAAGTAATTTAATTTGTGCCTCAACTTCTTCCTTCAGAAGAGTCTTACCGGAATTATCAAAAAGGCCCTGTGGCTCATCTAATAAATTAGTCATTAGCTTGCTCCACTTCAATATTAACAGATTTACCTTTTCTTGTGACTCTTCTTACTCTGACTTTGCCTTGGAATAAGTGCTCGTCATCCATAATTCCAGAACCGACAATATCGCTAATATCTGCTGATTTCTTTGAACCAACCATTCGCAAAACTACAGCATGATCTCCGACAATTCCTAATGATTCGTTTGGCCGAGCATAGGCATAGACTTCAGCAGTTTCTCGTTTCTTTGCCCAACTAGAAATAGGCGTCTCGAAAGTATCCCCTGGTTTTGGTAAATCTTTACGATTCAAAAGAATCCCACGATATAATGGACTTCTATGAGTTGATGCAGCATCCATTCGATGTTGAAGAACAGCAGCAGCATTTCGGATATCTGCTTTTAAATTCTTTTCCTTATACGGTCCAGGTTGTCTGGTTCCATCCGGTAAGTCTTTAGCTCCCGCTTGTAATAAAGTATACTGATGTCCACCTAATGGCACATCTTCGAGAGTAGGCTTTCCTGTTTTATTATTAGCAACTGCTTTTGTAACTTGTTTATGTCCAGCATATGATTCAGACCATAATCCACCAGCACGCTTTTCCATATTACTAGAACTCTGCCAGGGTGCGCCAAAAGGATAAACGTCATTCTGATTCATAATCATCATGTCAGGGTCATCTTTTCCTACTTTCTCAGTAGGAGCACCAGAAGAAGAATGCTTTGCAAATTTACCAGCTTTATCGTGATAGGGATTAGCGCGAATATCATAAACAGCTTTATCTTTAGAAGTCATTCGACCATTAGCGTCCCGATAAGGGTTGCCTCTCTTTTTCTTAGGGGCACTCTCCACAATGGCCTGCAAAGAGTGCCATTCTAGAAAGGGTTATCAGGTTCACGCTTTCTAAGCTCAGTTAACAATGTTTCAGTATCCATAGTAGATGGATCTGCTGATCTTGATTGTGGTTCCTCGTCATCGATTTCAGGACTTAATTCAGGAATTCCTTCATCTTCAACATCAAACTGAACAGTATCAAACCATTCTTTTAATAATGCTGCTTCTTCTTCAGCAGTAAAGGTATGAGCTTCATAAACATCAGTCATTACTCAATCCAGCTCCCATCCTTTACCCATGGTGTAAACACTGTCGGATTAATATAAGAACTTAATGCCATTGATGCATCATTTCCTAATTCAGTAGCAACTCGACGCCCGATTTCCTTACGTGCCTTCAAAAAATCAGGCTTAGACTGAGGAGGTTCGATATTTTTAACCTCGCGCAATGCAACCACATTAGCGTGATTAGTACGTAGATCTTTTAGTAGAAATTCTTTAGGAATTCCACCTTCACTATTCATATACCGACGTACTTTATCTTCATTAGTATTAAAAAGCTGTTCTTCCGAATCCTTACCGATATGACGAGATCGAAGAACATCGACCACCTTAGAGTCATGTGTCTTTAGTACAATGTGGACTCCATCTTTACCAGTGAAATCAAGGGTTGCAGAGCCATCGTCATTGAAATGTACGTGCTTTGCTTTTAGGTTCGTAGCGCCGTGTGCTTGTACCTTTGCACCACGATTAGCATTAGACCCTGGTCGCATTCCCATCCGACGAATTAGAGTAAGTGCTCCCGCTTCATCGCTAGTTAATGCATCTCGCTCTAGTGCTGAATCCAATTTATCTAAATGGGGTTGCAATTCTTTGTTTCGCTGGAATTTCTTTTCGGCCTGACGTGCTGTGTGTTCCTTTGAATACCATGCTTGTCTACGACCTTTTGAATCTCGGCCTAAAACCTGAAGATCAGCAGTTTCTAAATTATCAGCAATTTGAACATCAGTCCAAGCAGGAGGAATTGACTTACCAGTAACTTCTTTGAATCGAGCCTTACTTTCATCAGTTGCTGGTGACATTCCTTCTTTAGAAGCAAATTGTCCACTAGCTTTACTGTGAATTTTATTAAAGCGCGATTCCGAAGTAGCAGCTTCGAATTCTTCATCTAAAATATCTAAAATAGAGCGTCCTGCTGCGGCATCCTGTTTACGTAATTTATCTTCTTGCTTTGTACGTCCACCTTCACCCGGTGAATTAGCACCGCTCTTTGGCGGAGACGGTGTACTATTCGCAGGATTAGGAGAATTCTGAGCCATCGCGTCACCCTGCACTTTAGCCAATTCCTGCTGCTGTGCCGATGCAATTTCGGAAAAGAACTTATCTCCGTCAGTAACTTTAGGAAGTCCTAATTTCATACGTGTTTCATTTTTAGTAGAAACATCTTTTTCAAATAGACCAACCCAAGTATCAGACAATTCCTTAAAGGTACCCATAAGCAATGCTGAGGTATCGAGTTCAATAAATGTACCCAAACCTTCATTACCAGGAGCATAAGCACTTAAGGCATCCTGTAAGCGCGTGATCCACGGTCCGAAAGTTCCCTGTAGCATTGCTGTATTTTGCTCTGCTAATCCAGAACCCCATGAGGTAGAAGCGCTTACAATTCCCACTCGGTGCGGCGGAACTCGGAACCATCTAGCGATGTCAATTGCCTGATGTTCACGCGACTGAAGGAACTGTGCATCATCCGGCGGAATAGTGATTTGATGAATCTTTGCTCCACCCGATGCAATTGCTGGACGATGCCAATTGTTCTTTCCTCTGTGGAATCGCTCGAATGTACGAACAATGTCCTTTGCCTTTGTTTCATCGACATTGTTAGGAATTTCCAAAACAATCTTAGCTTGTGACCCTTGACCGAAATAGCGGGCACCATATTCTTCTAAGGTAAGTCCTAATCCAATAGCTTCACGCGCATATTGAATTACTGACATTCCGGCAGGCATTCCTGGTAAAGTAGGTCCTTGCACATGGAAAATATCAAAAGACGTGTACCATGGTCCGTTACCACCAACACGATACCTACGGAATCCGGCCTTATTCGGGTCCCATTCCACAGTAACCGATGCAGGATCTAAAACATCCAATCCCACAATTACACCATCACTTGGACGACGACGGAAAGCAGCATACCCGTTTCCCCAAGTCAATGCAGAAACTAGTAATTGATTAAAAATATCAAATCTTCTAATTTCCGGGTGAGGCGCACGAATCCACTGTGGAACTTCCTGTTCCTGGCGATTACCGTCAGCACCTAGTGTATAAGCGTGTGGTGGCAAAGAAGCAACACCATCAGCAATAAGTGTAATTGCAGCAAACACAACACCCATTTTAAAGGCCGAGTCCTCACTTACATACACACCACTATTGGTTTTAGTTCCTTCATCTTCATTTCCATAGACATTCCATGGGAGCACAGCGCGTAATTCTTCAGGCATTGAGTTCCATGCGTCTCTAGTTAATCCAGTTTCTGGATCATATTCGATAACCCTAGATTCAGTGGCAGACCGCTTGTTAATGCGGAATAAGTCAAAAAATGCCACGGTCTACCCTCCTAATCCCAATCATCATCAAAAGCATTATAGTTATCACCGAACAATTCATTGTCGGAGAATACAAACAAGTTTGCTTCTTTTTGAATATCAAGTCCAACTAATACTGTAAGTGCAGTAACCAATGCCATCAACCCATCAATAGGTGCCTTGGATTTTAGCTTGTCAGGCTTAATTTTACCTTCTGAATCTTGCTTATAATTGGCATTCGATGCCATCCATCGCATCATTCCGTTTTGATTCGTGGTTAACTGACGAACACCCATTAGACGAGTTAATTCCTGTGAACCAGGATTTAAGCGTGTAGTGGTCTGTGGAACGGAAATACAAAGCACATCAGTTTTACCTTCAACCTGATTAATAATCGAAGGAGCCTGATGTTGGTCATAACCAATTGTAGTAATGTTATATCTTTCAATATCTTCCAAGATATGTTTTGTGATCATGTCATAGTCATGACTATCACTTTCTACAATAGTCAACCAACCTTGTGCTTCCCAGTCTAAGAATCTCTCACGCATTCTTCTATGTCTATTTCCTAAAGTCTTACGTGGCACCCAAAAATGAGGCTTTACCATCGTTTTTTCGGGAGTTTGCCACACAAGTACCCAAGCAGTTAAGTCCTGAGTGGACGCTAGGTCAAGTCCGCCAATAGCGGGGATACCCTTCAATTGCTCAGGGTCAAATAATCCAGCAGCTTCTTCACTCTGATCCCAAATAGTCATATCGAGCCATCTATTTGCATCATTACCCCATTGATTAAGTCGGAAAATGCGGAAATTGTTCAATGCCGCATAATCTCCCTTTTCTCTAGCAGTCTTCAACTCGTCGCGTAACTGCTGGATATCGAAGAATGTACCTAAAGCTGGATTTGCTTCATACCAAAGATTTTCATCTTCATAGTCTGCTTCTTCGTCCACATAGGCCACAAAAGAAAATCGCTTAGGATCAATGGTCGGATTAGTTGTAGCCGCTCGAATACTATGCTGGTGCTCAGTATATGCGAACGATTCACGATCAGGTCCAGCGGTAGTAATACCAATAATCAATTGATTAGGTCGGGTACCAAAACCTTGTGCAAGTGAGTCCCACAAATCACGATTCGGCTGAGCCAAAACCTCATCAATAAGAACTGCATAAGGATTTGCTCCCAGGTTGCTCATTGCATCCGCAGAAACTACCTGATAGGTAGACATCGTTGGTCTGTAAAGGATTCGCTTTCGTGAATCGATAATTTCCAGATCACCCTTTTCTTTCAATTTAGAAAGAGCAGGAGAAAGATTAATCATGTCTCGCGCAACATTGAAAACTGCCGATGCCTGGTTCTTATCTGAAGCTGCACCAATGATCTCAGCCGACCATTCACCGTCATAAATAAGCAAATACAAGGCCAGAGCTGCAATTAGTTCTGATTTTCCTTGTTTTCTTGCCATTTCAATCCACGCTGTGTTGTATTGTCGCACCCACTTCTTCCAGAACTGAGAATAGGTAATGGTTCCAAAAAGCGGAGCTATAATGCCCTCTAATTCCCATCTACCTTCGTCGTTCTTTTTGGCGCTACCTTTTTGCCAGTCTTCAAGAACAAATGGTTTTCTTGCCCACGTCGATTTAGTGTGTACAGTCATCCGTTCAATGAAATTAATGGCCTTTTTTGCTCTCTTAGCCGAAAACTCCGCACCTTCTGGAAGGGTAGAAGTATGAACAATCGGCATTTCTACCCTCCTAAAGGTACTAAAGCCAGATAATCAGCACTAAAATCAATGCGACTACTGAAAAAACAAGTGCTAGTGTCGCTCGGTCCATAGTAGAACCTCCCTTTCTAGCTAATTAGCTTTCGTCAGCTTTTCCTGGGTCAATTGGCTTGGTATCCAAGCGATTACCCGTATTTTTAACCTGAGCAGTTACAGAAGCTGGGCGACCCTTATTCGGATTTCCTACAGCCTTAACATGAACAGGCTGACGTGATTTATTAGTCAAGGCAACCCCACTTTCCAGTTAGGAATAAGTTATAAAGTTTCTCAAGGAACGAACATTTCTTATTGATTGGTGGTACTGGAATCGGTTCAGGAGTAGGAGGCACTAGTGGAATTCGAACTGGCTTACACACATCGCCATTCGCAGCAATCAGTTTTGCCATATCGGTCCGATAAATCTTAGCCTCTCCGTTGTCACCCCACGACTGTCCCCACGAATTACGAATAGTATAAAAACCACTCTCGTAGTTAATTCCAATCACTACTACACAGTGTCCACCAACAACTTGCCCAGTAGGATGTAAATAGCCATTAGAATCCGGATCCATCATTCCTTCATACCAGTCGATACCAATAATCACCGGACCATAATTAGAAATCGTACGTGCCATATCCAATTCATTATCTGCCCACAGATAATTACTGTAGTAACCTCTATTTTTAGCTACTTTAGCTCCTGCTAATACAGAAGTTCCTTCGTAATCTTCTCCTGGCCATTCATCGATCCTTTTAGCATCATTGTAGACACTCATTGCAAAGTTATAATTGATATTAGGAACTGGCTCTGGTTCAGCGGCCAATTCGCCAGAAGTACCGAATCCGACACACGCACCGTCTGATCCCTGATCTAAAATAGCGTAATCTTGCCACTTTTTAGTAAAGATCTCGGGTGCTTGAATCATTGTGCATTGTGCAAGTTCCTTAGTCCACATTAGAGATACAGGATAATTTCTATTCCGTAAGTCATCAGAAGGTACTCGATCAAATTTGCGAGTTACAGTCATTTCCTATAGTTCCTCTCCGAAATCTTCCCCTGTGTCATCGTCTCCCAGTAATAGACCAAGCACATCTTGATCATCTTTAGGAATACGAATTCTGCTTCGTGCACTAGGAGAGAGTCCGAATTCACTTACGAATCCTCGGATCGCAGTACTAGCTTGTCCGAATGCGGCAATCGCTGGATTACGAACCCAACCACGATGCCCCATTACTTGCATTCCGTTAGCTTGAATATCTAACTGAGCCTGAATTAGTAAATCAATGTTCATACAATAAGCTTGAAAGGCTGGCAGATCACTTTCCGTTAACATTTTAGCTGCTACCAATAACGGACCAGTTCGATCCCATTCTTTAATTCCGTACTCTCCCAGATATTTCGGAGCCGGAGGTAATTGGAATAAGACTTCTAATTTAGGTAATTTATCTTTATGCAAATTAGCTTTACCAGGGTTACCTCTTGCTTCTTTATCCTCCACTGACAAGGGTGCTGGTCCCGGCGGTCTACTCATATTCACCTCCTTTAAATAGAATTTGCTTCAATTAATCATTACTCTAAGTAATTGTGTCAGACCGTCTCAGATCGATTCAGATCAATATTCAGTCGGCCTGCATAATATGCAGTAAAATTGGATTAAATTTATGTATCTTCCGGCCGTGCACGCGACTG